GAGTATATTCATAAATATTGGATCTACTTGACTTGTTATAAATAATGAGAAAAATAAATACTGCAAAACAAAATCATATAGACTATAAGACACAACTTTTGCAGCAAGCTAATAATGTTACTGAGCTTTTTAAAGATTCAGAATATGCTGCTGATTTTGAAGATGAAATCATTCCTCAAACAAGAACAGAAGTATCTCCTCCAGTTACTCCTGAAAAAACTAGATTTAATCCAGATCAAATTGTAGACATTGTAACTTTTATTGAGCATCCATTCTTTTGTAATCTTAAACCCCACCCCTGGCAGAGACTTATATTAAAATGTTTCTATATGGGGCAAGAAGGCAATACAAATATATTTTTCAATGATGTCCCACAAGAAGAAAGAACTTCTTGTAAAGGTTGTGTTTGGGAACATATAAGCAAAAATGAAATAGATGTGATGAAGAAAAGAAAAGAAGGCAAATTTATAAAGCCTCTTTTTACAGTTGAAAATTCTCCATGTCTTATATGTAATAAATTACCAGATGATGTTAAACAAGAAAGATACAGAGTTGCTAAAGAAGAAGCAACTAACCCTGATGCAGAGAGAATAATCAACGAACTCTCCCAAAGACCAATTATTGAAAATTATCAATGTGAGAGAGACTTATTTTTTGCAGAAGAGTTAGATCAAAAAGTAAGAAAGCAAATTCTTGATAAATGTGAAAAAAGATTTAAATTTCAAGAGCTTGTTCTAGTTCTTGGAAGACGTTCAGGAAAATCGTTCCTTGTTTCAGCTATTGCCCTGTATGAGCTATATAGACTAATTGCAATGGGTCATCCTCAAGCAAGATATGGTTTGATGGAATTTGATCAGATCACACTTCTCAATGTAGCTAAAAATGAAGAACAGGCTAAAAATGCTATCTTTGCAAAAATAAAGAATACTGTTTTGTCTTCTCCATTCTTTCAGCCATATATCGGTAAAGATAATGAGCTTGAAATGAGATTCTATACTGAAAATGATAGAAGAGAAAATGATCGCAGAATAAATCAAGGTATGAATCCATTTTCAGGCTCTCTTGTTCTTAAATGTGGTTCTAGTAGTGCATCAGGCCTTGTTGGTCTTACTTGTTGGTGCATCATTATGGACGAGATTGCTGCTATGGCTGGCGATAGCCCTGATTCTGGCGTTGATTATGCCCTTTATAATGATTTGAAGCCATCGTTAGCTACATTTGGTAGAGACGGCAAAATTATGATGCTTTCAAACCCAAAAGGCCCACTTGGATTACTTTATGATTTGCATGAAAATAGATTAGATGATCCATCAACATTAATCATGAGAATGCCTACTTGGCTATCAAATCCTAACATTGATAAAGAATATCTTGAAGGCGAGAAAAAGAAGAACCCAGTTGAATTTCAAATGCAATATGGAGCTGAATTTGGAGCTGCTTCTTCAGATCCAATGTTTTCTCCAGATGATATTCAAAGAATGTTCAGTTCTATGTCAATGGTTCCTAGAAAAGAAAAGTCTGATGGCCTTTATGAATATTATTGTCACTTAGATCCAGCAAGAACATCTGATTATTATGCTTTAGTAGTAGCTCATGCAGAAAGTATATATAACAGCATTGGCCCAGACTTTAAACCATTAAAAAGGGTTGTTATTGACCATATCCATTTCTGGAATCCTATGTCTAAAAATCAACCCGTATCTGAAAGAGAAGTTGAAGAGTATGTCATTAGTTTACATGCTAAATTTAGATTTAAGCAAGTTAGTATTGACCAGTGGAATTCACAAACATCTGTTATCAAACTGCAAGCTCGTGGGGTACCTATTGTAGAGAGACAATTTAATAAAGAATATAAAGAAAAGATTTATTCTGAACTTTCACAATTGATTAGAGAAGACAGAATTGATGTGTACGATCTTTCTTCTGGATTTAATGAAGATGCGTCAGGCAAAAAAATAGATCTCAATGAAGTTCAAGAAGCAAAAATTCAATTTCAATATCTTCAAAAAATATGGAAAGGCAAAAGATTCTATATTGAAGCGCTCAAAGGTTATAAAGATGACATTTGTGATGCAGTAGCAGCAGTTTCATATGAGTGCACAACATCAAAGATTATGTCTAGACTTCCAAGCTCAAAATTAGTAAATCTCAGTGGAAGGTTTAGATAATTTTATATAAGAAAATAATAGCTATGTCTAAGAATATTAAAACAGCTTCTGGATTTGGAGGAGTAGGCGGAGGATATCAACCGTCACCTTTTTCTCCTGGGAATGCTCCTTTTGGCTTAAGTGGCAAAAGCAGAGGCGGTAGTGGTGTTAATATTTATGAGAATGAGGATCCTTTTAATAAAATTCTTGAGAAAGTACGTCAAGACGAGGATCAGTCAGAATTATCTATTGAAGCTCACTTACTTAAATTTCACAAGAATGATGTTGAGCAAGAAAATTTACCTTATCTATTAGACGATCCAATTGCTAGACTCAAGGCAAAGCACAGAAAACAATTACACGATTACACACTATCATTACAAGAAGAAGCTAAAAAGATTGAAGAAAATAGTGTAGATTTCATAAACAAGAATACTAAAAAAAATCCTGTGCATTATAGAACTATTGAGCAAAGTTTAGAAGCGTCAAAAAAACATAAATATAAACCTAATCAAATATTTGATTTTGAGAATGAACTTCCCGTACCTAAAGCTCCTGAAAGAATTCATTATTCAAATACAAATAACTTAAGGATTTCTGACACAATAGGATCTCGTGGAAAAATTACAAAAGAGCATCCTGAAGATTTAGAAAATAGAAATCCAATAGATGATAAAAGATTTAAACAATATCAAGAAGGTAATTATCCTTTACTATCAGGTGACGATGGATTTCCTGGATTAAATAAATACCTAGATACAGCAAATCAAGCTAACCAGGACCATAGAGGCTCTTCAGGTTACAACGAACCTACAATTAACGATGGAATAAACCCTGATACCAATGCAAATGTGTATCCAAGCTCTGAGATATCCAAAACACCATTATTGATTGATGAAAATATATCACTAGAAGCAAACTTAAATAGAAATCAGATTCCTTATACTTTGCAAGATCATAACAATGCATCATTTAAAGAGCAAAAATCTAATTTAGAAAAAGAATACAATACTTTTGGTATTGGAATTCATGGAAATAGTTTTTAATGAAAACAAATATTCAATCATTAATTAGAATTTGCAAAAAGCTTGATGAATTAGGAGAATACAAAGAATCTGATAATTTATTTATCAAATTATCTTACTATTATCAAGATCAAAGTGATTACACTGAAGAAAGAAAAGTAGATTTTAAGGAAATTGAAGAAGAAATCAAAAGAGATGACAAATTCAATCAAGTTGAAAAACCCAATAAACTAAATAAAGATTATTTTGCACTTCAAGGAAATACTGACGAAGAAAAGAAAGTAAGTATTTTTTCAATCAATAACGTAGATGATGCCACTCCAGGTCCAGCAGCAGTTGATCCAACATCAAATTCTAGTAGTCCATCTCAAGGATTAGCTTATGGAAATGCATCACTAAATGATTACACATACGAAGAAACAAACGAACAAAATGTTGACGATGGAAACGCCCATCTAAATAGATTACCAAGGAGATAAAAATTATGCCACTTCCAATCAAACCTGTACATACCTTAGATTTACACGCAGAATTATTTGATGGACCTTCAATGGAAGGTTTAGGATTATCTGATATTCAGATTCAATTACTCGGTGTAAATTCACAACCAAAAAAAGAAGCAATGAAATTAAGCAACAAATACATTGATATGCTTAGAGAAATTGATTCAAATACTGATGAAGTTGTAACAGCTGCAAGCCAAATGGCAGTTAATTCTGAAACTAAATATTGTAATGTTCCTGGCGGAATTAATGACAATGATTTATTTGCACTTAAGACTGCAGGATTAATCAAGGGCTATGGCAGATCTGTAGAATTAACAGAAAAGGCTAAGTTAGCCCTCAGAGATCATTACTTAAGCCAAGAAACTGTCAATGAGTTTAGAAAAGGCAGAACAAAAGATAGATTTGACTTAGATGAAGCCAGAAGCGTAAAAGCTTCTAGCAATAAATTTGTCAAAGTTGCTAAATGACTGACTAGTAATGAACATCAAAGTTTTGATGGAAAATTACAAATTAGATTTATAGCAGAAAACGATTCAACTAGATCTAAAGGATTGATGAATGCAAGGCCTTTAGACAAATATGAAGTAGCTTTTTTTATTTTTGATTCACCTGATAATTATTGTTTTTGGAATAAAAACGTTGATTTTGATTTATCATTAGCTTTTTTAGACAAAGATTATAAAGTATTAGATATTAAGGATATGAAAGCGCAAAGCGAACAATCATGTTGTCCTAAATCAAACAATGTCAAGTTTGTTGTAGAAGCAAATAAAGGATTATTTGATGATTTGGGTATAAAAATTGGTAATAGCTTTACTTTGAAGGATCAGAATTTAATTTTAGATAAAACTATATAAATAAATACATTAAAGGTAATCGAGTAAAATATTTAGAAATCACTTAATGTATTCTTTCTTGAGGAGAAAAAATAATTATGGCAGATAGAATTTTCCCAAACAGAATCCAAGACGAAGCTCTTGATTCTGACCTTGTTTTTCAAGGAATTGATTGGGACAACTTTAATGAAAGACTTGCCAAAGCCAAAGAGCCTAAGAAAATGGATGATGAAACCAAAGAAATGCTCAAAGGTCTAAGCGACAAAAAGAAACCATCAGAAGAAGATAGAAAAAAACTTAATGATGTTCCACCACAATTTCTTGAAAATGTCAAGAAAAGGAAGAAAATGCACGAAGATGATGAAACTGAAGAAGAAGAATCAGACGAGCATGATCACGAAGACGATGAAGATGATGACAAAGATGATGCTAAGGGTCCTATGAAGAGAAAAGGCCCTAAGTCAAAAGAGGACAAAAAGTCTTATGCTTTCAATCATCCATCACAAATCAGTGCAGAAGCTATTGAAACAGCTTTAGCAAATGGTGATCAAGAACTTGCTAACGTCATTCTTGCAGTCAGACATGAGAGAAGAGTAAGATTGGCTGAGAAGATCGAAAGACAAGTACAAGCTCAATCTGAAAAGAACATCAAGTTAGCTCAAAGAAAAGCTTACAGACAAAATATCATTGATAATTTGCCAGTAGCTGAACCAAAAACCGAAGCTAAGCAATCCGATGAGTTTGTAAAGGTTTCTTCTATGAATAATTCAGCAAAAAAAGCTTTTGCAGCAAAAGCTATTGAAAATGGTTTTCCAGTTGAATATATTGAAGCTATGTTAGGTTTATCAGCTAAGGTTGATAACTTAGCAGACATCAAGAAAGTTATGGCATCTTCATTAGACAATAATGTAAAGATTGCTGCAGTTTCTTCAATGACTAAGCTTGCTACATTATCCAGCGATGACTATAAGAGACTTAAAGATTATTGGAAAAATGATCTTGGCTACGCTGAAGATTGGGTAGACGAACTCTTTACCCAAGAATACGACAAGTAAATTAAATCCTCAAGAAAAAAGGTCCCAGGCTTTATGCCTGGGGCTATTCTTGAAATTCATACTAGGATAAAAATATGAGTTTATTTAGAAAAGTAAGAGAAATTGACAATATTCCTAGCTTTATTGAGAAAAAATTTGTAGGATCACAAGT